TGCGAATGACCACCGCGTAACGCTGGGGTAAGGAACCGCAAATAGGCCTCTTGGCGCGCTCTGATGCGTTACTTATCAACAATTTTTTCTCCAATTAGGCTATAACCCGCAGCATCTTTAAAGCTGTCTACGTGGCTGGGATTATTACATGATCTTATAGCTTTGAATGCAATCATCATTGACACGCATTGGTTAGGAGTAACTTGTACACCTAACATTGATGACCATACACCTGATAGTTGTTGCATAAATAACCTTGGATCACCATAATCTTTGGCTCTTTGTTCTAATAACTCTTCTATGTTGTCTGTCATAACGCCTCCTTATATTTAAGTATATCATTGACAGTTATTAGATATACTTTTTTGTTGTATATATTACTTGTAATGTAATCATTATCATTGATGCATTGGTTAATATTATTTGGAGTAATCCATATATAAATATCATCTGTATATATGCACCAATAATTTGCTTTAGTTCTTTGTAAGTCTAATTGTTTAATACAAACATTACCTGTATCCTTACACCTTCTATCATATTTTACCTCAACACTTTTATGTAATTCAGGAATCCATATATCATAGTCTGCAAATTGGCCAACTATTCTTGTAGATAAAGGATATTTGTTTTGTAATAAAGATAAAACCTTTTTCTCAGCTTTGTAGCCTATTTGTAATCTATCTTCAAAATTAATAGGGTGGCTCATAAATTATCTGCCTAAAACTTTTCTACTAACTTCAACAAACTTTCTCTTAAGCACTCTCTTTGTGTTTATTTCAGCCACTCTAAACCATGGAAATATTACGTCGTACTTGGTAAAGTCTTTTAATTTAGCGTACAAGCTAAGGCTTTTGTTTTTACCGCTGCCTTTATGTACCCATACACCTTTTACATTGTTAATAGTATCTAAAAATCTTTTCCCTTTTACAACGCCAGTTCTTCTTCCTGGTATGTTACCATATGCATTTAAATCTGTATGACTTGTTGGTACTAATGTTTTCTCTCTTCTAACGCCACCAAATACTTGTAATGACATAAAACTTACTGCCCAATCTCTGAAACTTATAATTGCAGTAAAGTCTTTTCTATTTGCAAACTTCTTCATAAATATACTATTTACAACTTGTTTTGTTGGTCTGTCTAAGTAAATATGCATAGCTTTTTTTTCTTTTTTAATTATTTCTTTAGCTGTTTCATTAACAGTGTTATATGCTATATAAGGCAGTTCATGCCTTTCAACGCGTTTCATATTTTTCTTAAACTCTTTTATGTTGCTGTCTATTTTTAATTTCATAATTTTTTAAAGTCTTTAATTGTTGCATCAAAATCAACAAATTTTAATTTTATATCATAAGCATCTTTATCCATAGTTAACAACAACTCTTTAATGCAAAAAAACATTGAATTTTTTTCATTGCCATAATTAGCTACAACATAAGGTAAATCTTCTTCGTTCTCACATACAATGCACTTTATATCTTCTGTAGGATGTTTAACGACCCAGACTTTTGGTGCTAATTGGCTAAACCTATAAGCTTTGGCTTCTTTTTCTAAAGCATCATATGCTCTTATCATCATCTCATACAATCTTATCTTTTCTTTATCACTGACTCTGTAAAGTTCATCTTCGAACTTTTCTTCAGCTCTGAAAAATCTTTGCCTTAATTCTACAGATACAAGTGACAATAATCTTGTTTTATTCCAGTTTCTATCAATATGGCTAATTTTCCTATGATAAGATTGATGCACCTCATCTAAAGGTGTTAACTCTTTATATTTAGCTTCAAGTCTTTTAATCTGTTCTTCTTTACTTAACATAGTTACATCCTAGGTTATATTTTACTACATTTCAAGTTGTCAATTTGGTTATATAGGTTACATATACCTAAAGGTATATGTATGTAACCTAAAATATAACCTAATTTACATGTATACTTCGTCATTCTATATAACCTAAATATAACCTCATATAACCAAAATATAACCTAAATGATTTCATCATATTTTTTTGATTGATAACCAGTTTTAGCTTCCCAATGCACTTTTTTTTCTTCTCTTAGGCGTTTTAATCTGCCTTTTATAGCATTTTCTTTAATATGAGGCATTGCTCTAACAATATCACTATGTTTGACCCAAACTGTAACAGGATCAGAATCTGTACCATTTGCTATAGATTCTTGTATTTCTGCTATTTTTTCTTCTACTTCTTTTAAAGCATTGCTATCATCAATAACTATATCTGTACGATCAATTTCAACTAAAACCCCACTTGTCATGTCATCTTGACCAGGCAATGCAACTTCTTGAAATTTAAAGTATATAGGCTTTATATTTTTACCATCTTTAACTAGCGTTTGGGTAAATTCTAGGCACATATCATCTTCATTATCATCTTTACGTTTAACTGCATATTCAGCATCAACAGCAGCAGGAAGTACTGATGAACCACGAGCTCTACCTGATGAATTATGACCTGTATGATGCACAAGCGCTACACAAGTATGAAATGTATTTTTTAAATCATCAACTCTTTCAATGAATAGATTCATATCTTCGGTGCTATTTTCATTTCCTGCACCAAAATTACGAGCTAAAGTATCTACAAATATCATTCCAATATCACCTATCTCATCCTGTATTGCATATATATGTTCTATTAATAGTTCGTGATCTGTTTTGTCTAAAAATCTAACTCCTCTATCTGATATAAATAAATCTGCGTTTTTTGTATCTTGTTCATAGTAATGTTCCCATGCTTTAACACGTCTTGCTATACCTCTTAAACCTTCTCCTGCAAGATACACAACAGGAGACTTTGTAGTTGCATGACCATGCCATTCACGGCCCAAAGTGATATTTAATGCCATATCAACAGCAACAAACGACTTCCCGCTTTTAGGTGCGCCATATATATCTATAACAGAGTCTCGTTCACAGACATTTTCTATGACCCACTCTGGTTTTTTTATGTTTTCTACTAAATCGCGCACACGAATCAACGTCAGTGATGATTTCTTAGTGTCGCGAGTATACTTATTCACATATTCTAAAAACGTTTGTTTGGTGAAGTCCTGGCGCGTATTAGCATCAAATAGGTCATCTTTTGCATTAAAATGCTTAGGAATAACCGCAATTTTGACTTTTGCACCGTTTTCAGCTAAATGCTCGCTTAATTCTTTTGCTGCTTTTGCACCTGCCTCATCATTGTCAGGCCAAATAACGATTTCTTTATTAAATACAGGACTCCAATCGCAATTAGCCCAGCCATTAGTACCGCCATGCCAACAGCAACTTGTCCCATCATAAAGAACTTCTGATCCTTTAACTGCTTTTTCGCCTTCGTTGATAATGATTGGTTCACTGATATCTCCTTTTGATAAGTATATAGGCATTTTGCCTTCAGGCCTTTTGTTATACCATTGACCATCTTTAAATGTAAAAGGCGCATATTTGGCTTTAATCCTGTGACCTTCAGGAAACCGCATAACAACAAATGTATTAGAATATTTGCAAATGATTTCAGCTTCAGATGCAAGTGATCTCATTTGATCTTGTGTGAATGACGTATATGATTTTTCTTTTTTCTGCACAGGCTCTTGTGTAGGGGCAAATTGATTTATAACATCATCGATATTACTACCGAAATACTCAATAAGCCAAATAACTCCTCCACCGTCATTTTGTTCGAAACTGTAGAATAACCCCTCTTCTGTATTTAAACACCAACTTCCATGGGTGCCCCATCTTATTTCTTTGCTAGAAACTTTAGATGGTTCACCTAGGAAATATTTGCCTATCTGAGGAGCTAAACTTATAAAGTCTAGCTCTCTCATGACTAAAACGGTAAGTCGTCTTCAGATTTTGGTGTTAGACCTAAAGCTGCATCAACTTTAGCTTCTATATCAACACCAGGATTTGCATCTCTAGTATCAATATTTTGTACTACAAAATCAGCTGGTCTATCAGCCCATTTAACAAAAGCAAATGCAGGAATAGATGTACCACCTATTTTAAACTTTTTGTCAACTGATCCAGTATATTGCAAATGTGGACACTTATCTGGATTGTTTTTCATCTCATTCCAGAAAGTTGTACATAAAGCATTAAAGCCTTCTCCTTCGCCGTAAGACGTCCTTCTCCATACTTTTGCACCTTGATTAGGAATATAGATCCAAACACTAAAAGCTCTCCTGTGATCAGCTGATGGTTTTTCACATACTACGCCTGGCTTTTCATCCCAAACATAATGATATTGGCCATCATACATACCCCAGCCTGTTTTAATAGTTGTTGTATCTACTAAAAAGTCCTTAACCTCAATAGTATCTGAACCAATCATCCAACCTTTTGTTGTTGCCGAATGCTTAATAAAAATACCATCACCCATTTCGTCATTGCCCTGATTTAGGCCTAAAATATCCATAATTACCTCCTTGTAAAAATTGTTAAT